AATTCTCGGCATTCCTTGCAGAATCATCGACCCGGTAACGACATTCCCCTTTCTAACCGTCAACACGGTGTACGGAAACGCACCATACAGTAACCTTGACGATTACCTTAAGGCTCATTATCCACCCGAGTTTCCTCGAGCTTCAGTACCGCCGCACACCTAGACACGAAAGGGTACTGGCCAACCCGGGAAGGTTGGTTTTCCATGACGAAAGAAAAAGCTCATTCAAGAGTGCCGGTGCTGAGGCCGGGGCTATTCAGCCCCATTTCGCACTAGGTCCCATCCTGGGACACGCCCTCCGGACTCACCCCCCGAATTACATTCTTTCTCCCAACTGACACGCACTGCCATCATTGAATGTGCCAAACAGTTGCCACACGCTCCTTCCCACAGGCGCCGTCTTCGCCGGACCTAGACGCCGCTCGTCCACTCCGGGGCCGGCTCCCCAAGCGCCTTTCCATCAGATCACGCATCTAAGGATCATTTCTGATGTACTAGGTAAAGTCCTCCCTCGTCCCGGACAGGGACCACATCTGCGTATGGCGGCGGAAAAAAGGTAGGGACAACCGCCAGACCGGCAACCCAGCGTGCCTCAGGATCGACGGGCAAAGACCCCCAGTAAAGCCAGTGCGGCGCTTTTTCAAGCACCGCCTCCAGCACAGGGACCACCCACATCCGCACAGGCCTGGGTTTCGTCCAGCGCAGCCGAAGCCGACGCCATCCCCACCGACCCTTCGGGAGGTCCAGATCCCGCGACATAGGGGGACACTTCCCCCGCCACTCCTTCGAAATTTCCCGGCGGGCCACCTCTTCCGCGACGTGTAGCCTGGCCGCACGCAACGGCCAGAACGTCGGTTCTGAGGGGTACCGGAATTGAGGACCAGGCACCATAGGCACGGTGCGCTCGGGACCTGTCTCAGACACCCCCTGCAACAGCCGAAGCCGAAACCAGGGGCGCTTCACCAACAGGGAGCGCCACCTCTTTGGTACTTGGGACGGTTCAATCTGGGAACCCGCGAATTTCCTTTGGATCAGCGGATTTGTCAGGATGAACACTGCTGTCGCGTACGACACCTTGCCGGCAAGGTCAAAGATCCCGCCCACGACGGAAAGGGGCCTACTCTCGACGGTCTTTGCGAGGAACCCAAAGCACAGTCTCCTCAAGATCCTGTTACTCCACTTTACGTACGAAGTAGAGTTAAGCTCAGCGATCTGAGTCGACCTGGTGGTCTTTTCCTCGTTTATTACAAAGCCGACCTTCGAAGTCGCCTCAATCCATCTGCGGTACATCTCGTCGCTCCCGGCAAACATGATGTCATCTCCGTTGATTCTGACAGGGCGAGTACCCGTCATGCCGCTCCTTATCCCCGAAACCGGAGATCCCCTAGCCATGTCATAGCAGACACGGTTCAACAGGCACAGAACGACAAACGAGCACAGGTTGCCCATCATACTCCCACGGAGTACCTCCACAGCGTTCTTCCCTTTGAGCTTCACCCGGCGGAAACTCTCCCTTAGCATGTCTGCCAAGAAAGGGGGCAGGTCCTCCGCTAGGACGTCTACTACGGCGTAGACGGCGTCTCGATTCAAATTGTCAGTCGAGGCCTCGTAATCTCCAGACACAATCTTTTCACCGGGCTTCAAGTCCGAAGCGACAGAGAGGAAGTCTTCCTTCTGAACGTC